GGCCAGTACCTCGCCTTAGTTGAATCTGTACAGCCATTTAACAAACCTCCATTATTCAATGTCCTCTGGTACTGGCCCTGAAATGCGCCCGTCAGGCATGACCTCAGCGTCCTCATAGAACTGCTGGCAAAACGTCAACGCTTCTGCCTCCGTCTGAGTGGTGACATCCCACGTTTCCAAACCCGTCAACGCTGCTGTCTGGGTCAAATAGCCGATGCGGTAGCCGCTGGTGTCAACAGCCCATGAGACTTCCGCAAGGCCACCACGGTCGGCAATCGTTTCTTCAGGGCCAGTGCCCCACACGCCGTCGTTGGATAGTTTCCATTTCAGGTAGATCATTGGTTCAACTCCGCTCTCGCTTGGTCGGTTAACATCTGTTTCCGTTCGGCAACCATGTCGTCCAAATGGATCAACTGATAGCGGCTGCGTGGCTGCTGGAGTTCGATGATGGCGTCGCTGAGTTCCATCATGCTGCGCTGTTCGCCAGACCGGCAGCAGCGCCTCGGTAGTCAGCGAACGTCGCTGCCAGCGTTGAGGAGGAGTCGTCGCTGTAGGCAATCTTGCGGACACTTTGGGCAAGGGTACCCGAATACCCGCCGCCGAAGTAGGCAGCCACCCCGTTGTCGGACGCCCCCGCTGGATAGGACACATCGTTCAGGGTGCTGGTCAGGATTGACCGCGAATCATCGGAGAACGAGAACTTGTTGACGCTCGTAGTGTTTGCCGTTCCAAGGTTTGAGTACCCCGCCGTGGTGCCGTTGGCGCACCCGGAAACCCAGTAGCACGCCTCAGACAACCCCGTTCCCAGCGTGCTTCGTGAGTCATCTGAGAACGCCCACTTGTTGACCGCAGATTGAGCGCCATACCCGCCGACCCCGCCACAGATGTACCCAGCCGTCGAACCGTTAGCGAACCCCCCACCCATTCCCCTGCCGGGGTCAAGGCCAGCCGCCAGCGAGGTCCGCGAATCGTCAGAGAAGGCGTACTTGTCTGTCTCCGCCCGATAGTTGTTAGTGACCCCACCGCCGAAGTAGCCCGCCGTGCCAGAGTTGGCGAAGGATGCTGTGCCGTACCGTGACAACGAGAGGCCCGTGCCAAGGGTTGCCACGGCCTCGGTGCCGAACGTCAACTTGTCCACATCGGTACCTGCGGCAGATCCAAGGGCGATGTAGCCCGCCACGCCATTGTTGGAACACCCGCTGATGCCGTAACCGCCGCCCGTCGTCGTGTTCGCTCCGCTGGTGGTGACTTCGGTTCCAAACGCCAACCGATTGACGTAGGTGTATTTGGTGCTGCCGTAGTAGCCGCCGCAGAAATAGCCCTGGCCCGTTTCACCACCAGCACCAGCGGCTGCGAACAACCCGAACTTAGCGGCACCTACTGTCATTACGAGAAGTCCTGCCCGCTAACTGCTCCGTACCAGATCGTTCCGGCGTCAATGGTCGTGAAGACGAGGATGTCTGTACGACTAGCAGTAGTTGTAAGAGTGGGGGCGGTTCCGCCAGCCCACTTCACCTCAGAGGGCCAAGTAGCCGTGCGTGAACCAGTCCCATCCTGATTGAGGAACAGGGTGAACGACCCTGAGGTCCCTGAAGCGGGTGGATTTGAGAACGTGAACGTGCAGTTCGCTGTCAGGGTCACGTTGTGGACGTTGCCGTCAGTCAAATCAATCGTGTCTGTCGATCCTGATGTGGCGTTGGCGACACAGGTTTCCCCAACGTCCTGGAGGACCGGGGCGCTGATGATCTGATCTGCGCCGACAATCGCCCCCGAAAGGGTGCCACCGGCCTTGGGCAAGGCTGCGTTAGCCGTGGTAGTTGTAGAAGTCAGGACCGCATCCCTTGTTGCAATATCAACGCCATCAAAGGTGCTGTTGGTAGTGATCGCCCCAGTCATGGCTCCACCAGACAGTTGCAGTACGCCACTAGGCAGGGAGGAGTAGCCCAGTGAGGTCCACGCTGTGGAGCCGTCACCGATCTTGTACTTATCCGTATCGGTTTCGATAGCGAACTCGCCTGCGGCCAACGTGGGGTCGGCAGAGGTCCAGTTGCTGGCGGTATCTCGTCTTAGTTGTATTTGTACAGCCATGAATGATTCCTATGCTAGGGCAGCCTCGCGGGCCGCTTCCGCTTCCTCTATTGTCCCACCAGATTCCACGACAGCGTCGTATGCTGCCTGCGCTGCCTCCTGGAGCAACCTAGCAGCCTCCTCAGGCGGCGTTTCAGGCCAAACCACAGTGGACACCCTCGTGTGATTCTGCGGGATGTCCTTCAGGGCCTGACGGTAGGTGCGCCATTCCTCAGCAGTGTGATCTCCAAGGGTCGCATCACCCAACTGTGTCCAATCGGTGGAGCGCAACAGGCCGTCACGCTGACCTCTGACCATCGACATGTCTAGGTCAGCGGCCTCAGCCTGTGCCTCCAGTTCCGCTTCTTCTTCAACGGTGAGTTGAATCCTCTCCCCGTTTACAATCTTGAATCTTGGCATGATGCCTCCTAAGCGCCCTTGATCCCGTATAAGGTAAATGTGCTGAACTCAGCGTGATTGCCTGCATAGCCCGACTTGATCTCAACCGACGAAATAGCCGTCGTTTGGGCATACAAACCAGCACTGACCCCGATCCTCCAGTTGTCAGTAGATGTCGTGGCATGGGCACCTGTAGATGACATGATGACCGACTTGTAGTTCGATGAGTTCGCATAGTTCGGTATCCAAACCGTCAGGCATCCAAAGGTGTCAGCCGTCGCATCGTCCGCAGGCCACCATGCCCCTGTGAGGTCGCTTCTGGCACCGTTCCGAGATGAAGCAGGCGGGTACGTTTGGGCGTAAAGCAGGGTGTCGCTGTACACACTGGTGCTGACCCCGTTGAAACGCATCTGGATGATGTCCCAGTAGATGCCCGTCACCTCGCTGCGAATCGAAGCCTTGATCATCAAATGGTCGTAGGTGCCGTCGGTCGGGATGCCTGTCTCCTCCCAGTAGGCGGCACCGCCAGAACTAACCTCAGTGTGGTCGATAACAGTAAAAGCAGCCATCAGGAGTTCAATCCGTAGAGGGTTGCTTCCGTGCCACGAACGAAGGTGTTTGAGTAGTCGGCGGCCGCAATAGCGATTCGATCCACCGCACCCGTGTTGTCCCACAAGCCGCTACCGAACTGTATCCACGAATAAGTCGCTCCTAGAGCCGAACCACTTATTGCTAACGCCGTCGTATTCTTGTTGGTGTTTGCGTAGTCCACAATGTCGATCACACCACTCCCGTACTGCGCCGCATCGACACTTTCCCCCGAGACAATCGGGCCGAGACGCTTCCAGTACGCTAGTGCGTTTCCCCCGCCTGAGTTCTCTGTGGTGCCCCAGCCATTTATCCGATGACTGTAATAGTTGTTGCCCGTATCAACAGCGCCGCCGCCCGTGCCGAGCCTTATCGTGCATTCTATAGATTCAGACGCTTTTGCTTGTCTGGCCGAAATCCGCAGTTGCAGGTGCTCGTAGGTTTGCGGGATGGAGGTGAACTCAATCAACGCAGCATCAGCCTCCAAATACACGGTTTCGATTGCTTCGATCACAGCCATCAGGCCACCATCCTTGGCAGCACACCAAACAACGAAATCATCGAGCCGTCCTTCAAGTTGCCTGCGTTCTTAGAAATCACCTGAACGGACGTAATCGGTGACTGGTTCTTCCATGTCATCGCGTGCAACCAGACATACCCGCTGCCATCGGTATCACACGCCGACTGGTGCACCGAACTCTTATATTTCCCAGAGTTCACATCGAACAGGTGCGACACCATGCTGCCAAAAATATTCGCTGTTGCTGAGTTGGCTGGCAGGATTCCAACAATCGGTTGAGCCTCAACATTCGCCGTCACAGCCGAACCGTTGGCTTCCAAGTACTGGCCCGCGTAGTTGCCGTTGGTCGTGTCGCCGTTGAAACGCATCCAAATGTTGTCCTGGGTAACAGCCGTAGCGGTTCTCCCGTATGTGATGACAACAAGATCCATGTACTGACTGAAGTCGCCCACTTGTCCGTCGTCGGTCGAAGTGAACGTGACGGATGCCGTGTCCGACCCGAGCGTCGTCGTGGCGATACCGACCCATGCCTCACCGTCCGTGAGAACACCCGTAGAGGCGTCGATATATGCGGGAAAGGCCATCAGAGGGTACTCGGATCTATGTATCGGATGATCACAATGCCCGCACCGCCATCCCCCGCATTGACAGCGCTGCCGTAGTGACCACCACCGCCCGAAGCCGTGTTCGGAGCAGCACCCATAAGCCCTGTCCCGTTGTAACTCCCCACCCCAGCACCAGCACCGCCTGAAGAACCATTCGTGGTGCTGTTATTCTGCGTGCCGCCGTGGCCTCCACCGCCACCAGCCAGAGCAAGCGTTGCGGCAGACCAACCCATGAACCCCGTGCCGTTGGTGCCACCGTCGCCACCAAGATCGGAATAGGAACCGCCAACGTCGGTGCAGTCGCCCCCCACCGATCCGTACCCGCCACCGCCACCTGCTGCAATGGACGCGTTGCCCGCGCCACCGTCATAGCCCTGCCGTGGAGGCCCAGCCGTACCCGAACCCGCACCACCCGATGCGGCTGAGGAGGCGCCTTCTCCGCCACCCGAACCGCCGTCACCCGCAGGAGTGGAATAGCCAGCACCCGAGCCTCCGAGACCACCACCCGACGCTGTGACGGACACACCTGTACCAGAAATCGATGAGTCGCCACCATTGGACCCGTTTGCTGGCCCCGTGCCAACCGTCACTGTGTAAGTGCCCTCCGACAGGCTGAGCGCTGTGCTACCGATATTCGTGAGAACGCCGCCTGCTCCACCGCCGCCCATCCAGCCCGGACCTCCCGCAGCAGCCACCATATAGGCGACATCAACATCGTCAGACACAACAAACTTGCCTGAACCACGGAACGTATGAACCCTGTATGTCGTACCAGAATCGACGTACTGCGTGATGATCCCACCAAACGCC